AAAGTAAAGAGGGGTAACGAAAATGGGACGAGAAGTAGTATTTGCCAACATACGAAAAAGAATGATAGCAATGATAGTTGGCGGTGTGATACTCACGCTAATGGGTGGATTTATCTCATTTGCGGCGGTAGTAGCCGGTGAATACAGCGTATTGATACTTGGACTTTTTGCGCTTACGCCTGGTGTTATATTTCTTATATTTGGTACGTCACGGAGGACGCACCCTGAAAAGAGCGGCATATTCAAAGCTAATCCCGATCTTTTACAGCAGGCTGACGAGCTTTACGCCAACATACAATATCAGGACGATTATATTATCGTATCCGACAGGGTGCTTGCCAACAAGAAAGTGCCATTTCAGATGTGCTGGCGAGAGGAAGCCTACGGCATTTACCAGCACACAGCGAGTATGAATTTCATCAGCTACACCAACGAGATAATCGTCTGCACGAAGCACAAGAAGAATGTACTCCGTTTTAACGTATATGCCAAGGGCAAGGACACCGCCATGGGGCTTATGCAATTGCTTTCCCAATGTTGTCCCAACGCAATGGTAGGCTACACTCCTGAAACGCTTGCATATGTTAAGGAGATGCAGAAGCGTGCACAGCAATAGATAATGGACAAGCTCTTTGTGCTTAAATTTGCACAAAGGGCTTGACTTTTTTTGTGATTACTTGTATAATAGTATAGTTGACACAAGGAGATGTACCCAAGTGGCTGAAGGGTCCGCACTCGAAATGCGGTAGTACGGCAAAACCGTAGCGAGAGTTCAAATCTCTCCATCTCCGCCAAACGAACAAAAACCACCGTAAATACGGTGGTTTTCTTTTGTATACACGATTTTTACACGATTGTGTTCAATATCTTCACCGCACGTTCTTCCTCTCGTGGGTAGAGGTGCGAGTAGGTGTTCCATGTCATTGATATGTTGGAGTGACCTAAACGCCGTGCTATCTCCTGAATGTTTATGCCCTCATTGGCGAGCAGGGAAGCGTGGCTGTGACGGAAGTCATGAATACGGATACGTTTGACACCTGCCAAGTCTGCAAACTTCTTGTTGGTCTTTTCAAGGGACGTGTCACGGATAGGACGCTCACCGCCGCAGATATACATATTATCATTGAACTTCGGCACAGCTTTCTTACAGCGTTCGTAATGTTCTGACAGCACTGCTCTTAATGGCTCTGGTATCTGTATCGTCCGTATGCTTGGCTTGTTCTTTGGCGGCGTGATACGATCACCGCCTTTGAGCTTCTGAGCAATGCTCTTGGTGATGGATATGTAGCCGTCTTTTATATCCGTCCATTGCAGAGCGTATATCTCGCCTTTTCGCATACCCATGTAAAATGCTATGTTGAAAAATACATAGTAGTTCCATTCGTACATTGAGCCGCCGTCCTCTGCTTCCTGAGCATAATTCTTAGCTGCCGATATGTATTTCTTGAACTCGTCAGGCGTGTAGAAAAGCATTTCTTTCTTGGCTTCAAGGGGCGCTTTGAAGTTGCCTGCGGTGATAACAGGGTTTTTCGGAATGTATTCCATTTTCACAGCATAGTTCATCATTGCACGAAATTCGCCATAAATGTTCTTTCGAGTGACGACAGCCAATCCCTGCTCTGACAGCTCCTGCTTCCATTTCTGCACCATTGGCACGTTCAGATTATCTATCCTCACGCTTTCAAAGGTGGGCAGGACGTTCTTTTTCAGTATTCTTAGGGACTTGTCCAGTGATGTTTCACGGACCTCTGAACGCTTGGCGGTGATGTACTCCGTGAATAGCTGTCCGATAGTCATTTTCGGAGTTATCTCTTTAGCATTGAGCTTTTGTGTAAGCTGGAGTTCAAGCTGCTTAGCCGTCTCTGCACCGAACGCCACACGGTCTATCTGATGAGACTTTCCGAAACTGTCCGTATAATTGATACGCACACGATATTTTTGCAGACCGTCTTTTCTGATGTTCTTTCCGTTCTTGTCTGTCATTTTGTAGATCGGCATAGATATTCCTCCTATTCTTGACACTTCCTTGAAAGTGTGCTACAATAAAAGGGCAAAATTCGCCCTTTCTTAATGGGTTAGTGTGAATTTTTGAGCTGATATTGGTAGTATCCGCTCTGCTCGCCTCTGAGTGTTGGTAGCACTTGGGGGCGAGATTTTTTATTTACTATTTTTATCAATAAACCTGGATGCTTTAGCCAAGTAATCAGGCATTGGCATTTGTATTGCAAAGCAGCCAGGAGTAGTGCAAGATGAATGCAATGAAATATTATCAATGCTTATGTATTCTGATAAGTCTTTAAGCGACTTTTTTAGCTTGCTTACAGGAAGTTGCGGCGTATGCAAGAACTCGAATGAAACTGAATTTTGCTTGTATAAAACATCTATCTTTTCTAATTTTAGAACTACATCAAAAGTCGTTTTATAGTAGCAGACTATATATTCGGCATTTTCTTTCATGAACTTTTTACAAATACGGGGGTAATCATCAAGGTCATTCATCATTGTAGCTTTTTCTGCATATTTAGGGGTAGAATAAATTTGAAAGCTGTTGGTTTCGGTAACTGGTTGCTTTGCTTTGGAAGAAGGATTATGCTCTTGTAAATGCTCTTCCTTTTTGAGACGCATTTTTATTTTGCTTGTTCTTTTGGTCATACGAGACAAAACATTTCTGTCCCATAGCTCTATTCCATTAACTTTTGCTAACTGTTTTGCCGGCTCAGTAAAGTATTGATTTGTCATAACAACGCCTTTATTACAACCATAATATGCAAGTCCGCCAATTACTTCTTGTATAGGTTTATTGTCAAGTTTGTGGCTATAGCATTTACATTGTATAGCATATTTTCGCATACCTTTTCTTGCAATAATGTCGACGCCATAGTCTCCAGAGCCTTGTGTAACTTTTACGTCATAAAAGCCGTTCATCTTCAAGATATCAGCACAAGCAAATTCGAATCTATGACCTTCCATATTATCAAGCTGAGACATTGTATATTTTCGATTAAAAAATCCGAATATTTTGAGAATAAGAAGTATGCCAATAACCGATAAAATGATTATTTTGGCTTTAGTAGAGAGATGTGTTTTGGCTAAATTAAAAATAGTAAATACAATACAAGCTAATATTGTGTAGCCCAATATAGTGGCAATGCAGCCTGGCTCTGATTTGCGTTTCTTTTTACCCATATACGTTTCTCCTAATTGATATTTGAAGTATCAGCAGGGAATTTCATTTTAACACTCTGCCCTGAGCGTCAGTGAAGTTTCCCTGAAACAAATTTATCATATCAACTATTGCTCCAATAAAGAAACCTCCGAAAGTAAAGAAGTACAGCAAACCTGTGCCAGCTTTGCCTACATAAAATCTGTTCAAACCGCCCAAGCCTAAAAAGGTCAGCAGGCAAAGTATTTCAGCTGTGCTTTTGCTCTTAGGGCTTACCTGCTCAACAGGAGCTTGCGGTGCGACCTGCTGGACGTTTGTAACGTATGTGATGTGCTGAACGATATTGCTGTTATGCTCAACGTGGTTATCAATTTTCTGTGGCTGCGGCAGTTCGTGACCGCAATATTCACATACTGCTACGCCTGGTGCGTTTTCACCTTTACAATTTGGACAAGTCATAATTTTTCCTCCCTATAAATCGACATTTGTAAACAATTTATGAAATCATTTACATTGTCTTAAATTGGTGATATAATGTATTTGTAATCGTGCAGGAGAAAATTCTGTGTGTTATCCCTGTCAGTATTTGCGGTACTGACGGGGATTTTTTTTATTTATAAGGATTTTATAACTGTTTTTACAATGCCGAGTATTCTTATGCGGTCTCTTTCTGCACCGACAAACTCTCTTGGTTGATATTCGGGATTGAATGATACAAGGGTTATCTTGTCATCAGAATACTTGATTTTCTTCACAACGCCGTTTTCACCGTCGATAAGGGCAACAACTACCTGTCCGTCCTCAGCCCAATCCTGCCTTAATACTTGTATCTTGTCGCCGTTCTCTATCTTCGGATACATACTGTCCCCCGAAACGACAATGCACATTGTATTCTTAGCTTCTTCCTCGTTGACGATATAAAGCGGCATATAGCCTACAACATAATCGTCGGCATAAGCACCGAACCCAGCCGACACGCTCTCATATATAGGTATTATATGTACGTTGTCTTGCGGGAGTATAGTTGCGTTGGAGTCTATAATATGAGAAGAATGTTTAGGGCTAGGATCATCAGTTTTTAATGCAAGATATTCAGGATTAACATTCAACTCAATAGCGATTGATTCAAGAACAGGCAATTTTATTCTGAGAATTTTTCCTGCCTCATATCTTTGGATAGTTGATTTGTTCAATCCAAGACGGATACCAAGTTCTTCTTGTGTAAGTCCTTTTTCTTCTCTTGCAGCTTTTATTCTATTTCCAATTTCTACGGTATTCAAATCTTGCTCACCTGCTTTCGTTATAATGATTATATCACATTAAATTGCATAATGCAATAGCTTTTTTAAAAAAATAAAAAAATGTTGCAAAATGCTATTGACAAGTGAAAAGTTATGTGCTATTATGATAATGCAGTAAGTTGCATAATGCAACAAGAAAGGAGGCTGGCATATGGTAAACACGAACAAGATCAAGGGTAGAATGAAGGAGCTTGAACTGACCCAAGCTGACGTTGCACATTGTTTAAACATAGCTCAACCTACAGCTAATCAGAAAATAAACAATGTTCGTCCGTTTGACTTGGACGAGGCTGAGAAACTGTCACACTTGCTCCACATTGATGCTGGAGAGTTCGGCAAATATTTTTTTACTCAGTGAGTTGCATAATGCAACAAGTGATTAAAGAGGGGGTGAGAACTTGGTGGCTAATATAGTGTATGCTATAGCGTTCGGATTATTGGCAGGTGGTATTCTGTCAGACTGTGATTTTGATTGTGTTATGGACTACATAATGTTCATTATGGCATTGGGATTATGCCTGTTAAACATAGTATTGTGCCTACTGTGATAAAGAGTACAAACAGCAAAGAAAAAATCAATATGGTCTGTAATATCGCAAGTAAGACAGCTTTTGTGATGAAAACTATTTTACCATGTCGGTCATACCAATTGTGTTGATAGCGATATGGCGTTGAAATTTTTGGAATGCCAACATATTTACAAAGATTGTTGTAAGTATCTAAGAAGCTATTGCAAAATTTTTCATAAAACAGTTGTTTGTCATTATCTTCGCAGTTGAGAAAAATTTCAAAGTCATTGTAAACGTCATTTCCAACATAAGCACGATTATCTTCAATTACATTGCAAACTTGCTTTATAACAAAATCAAAATTTTCATTATTTTTATATGTATATAAATGATTTTTAAGCAGTTTAAGCAATGGATCATATATACTGAGAAGTCGTTCTTTTGATATGTCTTTTTTCTTAACTACACATCTGTAATACCAAATAGATATAATGATTGCGAGAACAGGACAAATAACGGTAATGAAACTATATAGTTTTTCCAATTTAAAACTTCCTTTCGTATGTTTTTCTACATTATACCACAAGAAGTTAGATTTTTCAAGGGGGTACAAAAATGAAACAGTCCAAAATAGTCGCTGTCTATCCTGAACTTTCAGACATAACGTCCGAGAGTACGGAAAGGATACTTACAGCTTGTGGCAAGATACTTACCTTGTGTGCAAAAGAAAAGCTGACTATCAGCGATATGCAGTCACTGCCTGATATGCTTTGCGGTGAGATATGGAGAGCCATAAGCAAGCAGATCTCCGGGGAGCTTTTTAAGAATGTGGGCAACAAGTCATAGTACAACCCCGATATCCAATAGAATTGAGTAGGAGGTGATAAAAATGCCGAAATATCCACCTTTAAAGGTCATAAGGCACGTTTCGTTCGACGGTGGCAAAAGCTACAAACTTTGGGACGATTGCACGGAGCAGGAGCGGCAGGCGGCTGCGGACAGTATTGGTCGCAAGCTTGCAGGAGCGCTGCAGGATATGGTCGGGCGTGACCCGTCGCTCTGGGATAAGCTTTGTGAAACGGCAAGAACTGAGCACCCTGAGTGGATAGCTTAAAACACAGGACGTTTAAATGAAAGGACGTGAGAAAATGATAGCCGTACTAGAGATAATCAGATGTGCCGCAGCGGTAGCGCTCTTGGTGGTGCTTGCAATGTATGTAGCGTACAGGTGGTATGTAAGTGTAAAAGAAACTGCCTACGAGGAAGCAGAGGAGAGCATAAAGCGTGCGGTGAGAGAAGCAGGCATAGATGTAGTGATGTATCTTGTGCTGAGCGTGGCGGATAGGCACTGGGAGAAACGCTTTGAGAAAGAGGAGGACGAAGACGATGATAGTGATGAGAGAGGTATTTAAGAGGGACAAGCCCCTTGACAACGGCAGTGGAGCGGTAAGCCTTTGCGTGTTCCATTCAAATGTTAAGTCTGACGAATGCGGTGCGCTGACAGTAACGCCAACGAAGGACTACTGCCGTAGATGTGCATTCTACAAGACCCGTGAGGATTTCGACAGAGGGCTTGGCGATGCCGCAAGGTCGCTCCGTGAGAAAGGGATTGAACCTGTGAAGAAGATGGACTATGACGGCAGGCAGTATATGAGCGTAAGACCTATTGAAAAGGAGGACAACGATGATAACGAAAGAGGAGTTTGAAAAGGCGGTGGAGGTTTGCACTAATACAGATGAGACCTGTGAACACTGTCCTCTTAGCAAAAAATTTTTTTCATGCGGCGGATATCTTGCACGCTACATAAAAGAAAACGAGCCTGCACTGTCTGCCAACAGCACAAGCTCAGAGGTATCAAAAGATACCGGTTCAATATTACACCTTGATGATAGCACATTGCTTGATATTTGTCAAGAGGAGCTAGAGGCAATATCAGAAATAGCCCTTGATGACTATCCGAATGAGTTTTTGACGGGATATGTTCGTGCCGTAAGGAATAATATCAAGAGACTGAGAGGCGGTGAGGGCAATGGCTGACCTACCGACACGCTGTGTAGACCCTGTCATGAAGTGCTGTCAGGATTGTGCTTGGGGATATCGTGAATATGGCGATGACGTGGAATGCTCTGCCGACCTAGCAGGCTGTTGTTTTGAATGCGGTTGTACGTTGGGATTTGATGAGGGCAGACCAGAGGACGAGCCGACAGAAGATGAAATAAGACAATTTGAAAAAGAAATGAGGAGATCTGAATGTCAGTAAAAATAAACTCGCTTGAATTTGAGAACGTAAAGAAAATAAAAGCCGTACAGCTTGAGCCTGCAAAGAATGGACTTACTGTTATCGGCGGAAAGAACAGGCAGGGCAAGACCTCTGTCCTTGACGCTATCGCTTGGGCGCTTGGGGGAGATAAGTACAAGCCGTCCTCTCCTCAGCGTGAGGGGTCTGTTGTCGAGCCGCATTTGAAGATCACCCTCGACAACGGTATAGTAGTGGAGCGTTCGGGCAAGAACAGCTCCCTCAAAGTCACCGACAGCACAGGTAAAAAAGGCGGTCAGCAGCTTTTGAACAGCTTCGTTGAGCAGTTCGCACTTGACCTGCCTAAGTTCATAAATCAGTCAAGCAAGGAAAAAGCTTCAACTCTGCTGAAAATAATCGGTGTGGGTGATACGCTCTATCAGCTTGAGCATAAGGAACACTCCCTCTATGACCAGCGTACCGCTATCGGCAGGATAGCAGACCAGAAGTCTAAGTTTGCAAAGGAAATGCCTGTGTACGCAAACGTCCCTGCCGAGCCTGTTTCGGCTTCGGAGCTTATCAGACAGCAGCAGGATATACTTGCTCGCAACGGCGAAAATCAGCGTAAGCGTGACCAGAAAGAATACTACGAAAAGCAGTTGGAGATTGCTAAGTCCGCATATGAACGTGCAAAAGCAAGCTATGAAGCGGCAGTGAACAACTTCAAGCTTGCAAGCCTTGACGCACAAGACCTTGTGGACGAAAGCACAGCGGAGCTTGAAAAGAACATCTCAGATATCGAGGAACTGAACAAGAAGATAAGAGCAAACCTCGACAGGGAGAAAGCTGAGATAGACGCTGAAGACTACCGTTCACAGTATACATATCTCACTGAGCAGATAGAGGACGTAAGACAGGCTAAAACTGGCCTGCTGGGCAGTGCCGACCTGCCTCTTGAGGGCCTTTCCGTTGAGGACGGAGAGCTGCTGTATAACGGGCATAAGTGGGACAGTATAAGCGGAGCTGAACAGCTTATCGTCGCTACCTCTATCGTGAGAAAGCTCAACCCTGACTGCGGTTTTGTACTGCTGGACAAGCTTGAACAAATGGATACCGACACCCTTGATGACTTCGGCAAGTGGCTTGAAGCACAGGGCTTGCAGGCGATAGCCACAAGAGTTTCCACTGGTGACGAGTGCAGTATCATTATCGAGGACGGCAGGTCAATGGACAATGATAAGGAAGAAAGCACAGAAACGAAAACTTGGAAAGCAGGTGCATTTTAATGTATGAGATAACATCAGGAGTTGTAAGTTCCGCACAGAAAGTCGTGATATATGGTCCTGAGGGCATAGGCAAATCCACCTTTGCGGCTCAGTTCCCCGACCCTGTATTTATTGATACAGAGGGCAGCACAAAGAAGTTGAACATCAGACGTTTCCCTAAGCCAACAAGCTGGGAAATGCTCAAAAATGAGGTAAAGGAGGCTATGAACGGCAGGCTCTGTAAGACCCTTGTCATTGATACATTTGATTGGGCTGAACAGCTTTGCATTGAAACGATCTGCTCGGCACATCAGAAGAAAGGCATTGAAGATTTCGGCTACGGCAATGGCTATGTTTACGAAAAAGAGGAGATAGGCAAGTTTCTTAATCTCTTGCAGGAGGTAGTTGACAGCGGTATCAACGTTGTGCTTACGGCTCACGCTCAGATGAGAAAGTTTGAACAGCCTGACGAGCTGGGTGCTTATGACCGCTGGGAACTGAAACTCGGCAAGAAAACTTCTTCTCAGATATCGCCTCTTGTGAAAGAATGGGCAGATATGGTGCTGTTTGCAAACTACAAAACATATGCAGTAGCTGTGGATAAGGATGGCAAGAAGTTCAAGGCTCAGGGCGGTGACCGTGTTATGTACACCACACATCACCCTTGCTGGGACGCTAAAAATCGTGACGGACTTCCGTCTGAAATGCCTTTTGAGTATAGTGGCATAGCTCACCTGTTTGCGTATACACAGCCTGCTGAAATGCCTAAGCCTGTGCCGATGCCAAGACGTGTGCAGGAGCAGCTTGCACAGCCGAAAGCAGCACCGCAGCCACCTCATAAGACATCAAACGCAGTGACATTGCAGCAGGCTCAGCCGACAGCTGCACCAAAGGCAGAAGAACCCCTTACAGATCTCAGCGGCTTTGAGGACGTTGCACCACCACCTATCGTTATCCCTGAGGGCATACCGAAAGCACTTGCAGACCTTATGAGAGCCAACAACGTAAGCGAATCGGATATACGTCTTGTGGTATCTCAGAGAAACTATTTCCCTTATGATACCCCTATTACCAACTATCCTGACGACTTCGTGCAGGGCTGTCTGATAGGCGCTTGGGAGCAAATGCTGCCGCTTATCAGAGAAAATCAGAAAGTACCATTTTAAAAGGAGGACAACACTATGGATAATTTTATGGAATACGGCTGGGAAGATGAGATAGTCAACGAGGGTGCGGACTTTGTCCTGCTCCCTGAGGGGGACTATGACTTCACCGTTGCAAAGTACGAACGTGCAAGACACGAGGGGTCGGCGAAAGTGCCGCCCTGCAATATGGCAAAGGTCACATTCACCATTTGGGGTGCAGAGGACAGCGTGGAGATAACAGAGAACTTCTTCCTTTGCAACAAGTTTGAGTGGAAGCTCTCAGCACTTTTCTTGGCTCTCGGTCTGAAAAAACATGGCGAGCCGCTGAAAATGAACTGGAACGCTATCACAGGCAAAAAGGGCAAGTGTCACGTCTACGTTGACAACTACAAGAACAAGGACGGTGAGGACAGGCAGTCCAACAAGATTAAAAAGCTCTATGCCTATGACGAGAATGTGACTACCGTTCAGCCTGCCCAGATGCAGACGCCACAGTATAGCCAGCCTGCTCAGACAGGTGGCTGGAAAGCCGGTGCGTTCTGATGATGAATTTAAGACCATATCAAAACGAGGCTAAGCTTGCTATACTCGAACAATGGTCTGAGGGAATAAACAAAGTCCTTGCAGTTCTGCCCACAGGAACGGGAAAGACAATACTTTTCTCGGCTGTTACGGAAGAATGTGTGCGGCAGGGTAAGCGTGTGCTTATCCTTGCCCACAGGGGCGAGCTGCTCGACCAGGCGGCTGACAAGCTTATGAAGTCAACAGGGCTTGGCTGTGCCACCGAAAAAGCAGAGCAAAGCTGTTTAGGCTCTTGGTATCGTGTAGTAGTAGGCTCAGTTCAGACCCTTATGCGTGAGAAAAGGCTCAAAGGCTTTTCGGAAAATTACTTCGATACTATAATAATTGACGAGGCTCATCACGCTATCTCAGACGGCTATCAGAGAGTGCTTGACCATTTTCCTGAAGCTCAGGTGCTTGGGGTGACGGCTACACCTGACAGGGGCGATATGAAGAACTTAGGCTCGGTGTTCGACAGCCTTGCATATGAATACACTCTGCCGCAGGCTATCAAAGAGGGCTATCTCTCGCCTATCAAGGCTATCACCATACCGCTGAAACTTGACCTTTCAGGAGTATCAACTCAGGCAGGAGATTTCAAGGCAAGTGATATCGACACGGCACTTGACCCATATCTTTATCAGATAGCTGATGAAATGCTTAAATACTGTAAGGAACGCAAGACAGTTGTGTTCCTGCCGCTTGTCAAGACCTCTCAGAAGTTCCGTGATATCCTTATCAGCAAAGGGTTCAACGCCGCTGAGGTCAACGGAGAAAGCACAGACAGAGCGGAGATACTTGAAGCTTTCGACAAGGGCGAATACAATGTGCTGTGCAACTCTATGCTCCTCACAGAGGGGTGGGACTGTCCGTCAGTTGACTGCGTTATCGTGCTAAGACCAACAAAAGTGCGTGGACTTTACTGTCAAATGGTAGGCAGAGGCACAAGACTCTGCGAGGGAAAGACAGAGCTTTTGCTGCTTGATTTCCTATGGCACACAGAACGCCACGAGCTTTGCAGGCCTGCACACCTTATCTGTCAGAATGAAGAGGTCGCTGAGAAAATGACCGAAAACCTTGCCAATGAGGCAGGCTGTGCAGTGGATATCGAAGAGGCAGAAAAACAGGCAAGCGAGGACGTTGTGGCACAGCGTGAAGAGTCTTTGGCAAAGCAGCTCAAAGAAATGAAAACACGCAAGCGAAAGCTCGTTGACCCTTTGCAGTATGAAATGTCAATACAGGCTGAGGACTTGTCCTCTTATGTTCCTGCTTTTGGCTGGGAGTGTGCTCCTGCTACCGACAAGCAAAAAGCAAAGCTTGAAAAGCTGGGCATTTTCCCTGACGATATAGACAACGCAGGCAAAGCAAAGCTTATCCTTGACCGCCTTGAAAAGCGCCGCAATGCAGGACTTACCACTCCAAAGCAGATAAGGCTGCTTGAAAGCAAGGGTTTTGAACACGTTGGCTCTTGGAGCTTTGACAGTGCAAGCAAAATTATAGCCCGTATCTCTGCCAATGGTTGGAGAGTGCCGAGAGATATCGACCCGAAAACATACACACCTGAGAACTAAGGAGAAGTGAATGGATAACACAAATTTGCTTAAAATGCTTGAATACATAGACCCTGCAAGCTGTGATTATCAGGAATGGGTCAACGTGGGAATGGCTCTCAAGCACGAGGGCTATTCCGTGAACGATTGGGACAGTTGGTCGAGGTCAGACAGCCGTTATCACAGCGGTGAGTGCGAACACAAGTGGCAAGGCTTTAACGGCAATGCTCAGCCCGTGACCGCAGGAACTATCGTGCAAATGGCAAAGGAAAGAGGATACAGCCCCCATGAGTTTCAGGCATACGATTGGGACGGCGAGATAGTCGCAGAAGAAAGCAGTCCCCTTGTAAACGGCGGTGAGGGCATACCGATCACCGAGCCTGCTCAATGGGATCCTGTCAAGGAGATAGTCACCTATCTTGAGACACTCTTTGAGGCAGGAGAGAACGTGGGCTATGTTACGCAAACGTGGGAAACAGAAAAGGACGGCAAGACCAGGTATCTGCCCACCAAGGGGTGCTGTGACAGGACGGCAGGGGAGCTTATCAAGAGGCTTGGCGAATGTAACGGCGACATTGGTGCGGTGTTTGGCGACTACAAGGAAGAAGCCGGAGCGTGGATCCGCTTCAATCCTCTTGACGGCAAGGGCGTAAAGAATGAGAATGTAACAGACTACCGCTATGCTCTTGTTGAAAGCGACAGTATGCCTATAGAACAGCAGAACGCTGTGATGAGAGAGCTTGAACTTCCTATCGCTGTGCTTGTATACAGCGGTGGAAAGAGCGTTCACGCTATCGTCAAGATAGACGCTCCAAACTATGATGAATATCGCAGGCGTGTTGATTTTCTTTACAAGGTCTGCAAAGAAAGCGGTCTTGACATAGATAAACAAAACCGCAATCCTTCACGTCTTAGCCGTATGCCCGGCGTAATGAGAAACGGCAAGAAGCAGTTCATTATTGACAAGAACATAGGCAAAGAAAGCTTTTCGGAATGGAAAGATTACATAGAGAGTATCAATGATGATCTCCCCGACCCTGAGAGCCTGAGTGCTGAGTGGGATAACCTGCCTGAGCTTGCACCGCCACTTATTGACGGCGTTCTCAGACAGGGTCACAAAATGCTCATTGCAGGTCCGTCAAAGGCAGGCAAGTCTTATGCTCTTATCGAGATGTGCGTGGCGATAGCTGAGGGTGTCAAGTGGTTGGGCTGGCAATGCACCAAAGGAAAGATACTATACGTCAACCTGGAGCTTGACAGAGCATCTTGTCTGCACCGTTTCAAGGACGTATACACCGCAATGCACCTAGAGCCTGAAAACCTCAACAGCATAGACATATGGAACTTGCGAGGTCACAGCGTACCAATGGACAAGCTTGCACCAAAGCTTATACGCCGAGCAAGCAAGAAGAATTACATTGCCGTGATAATAGACCCTATCTACAAGGTCATAACAGGCGACGAGAACTCAGCAGACCAAATGGCGCACTTCTGCAACCAGTTTGACAAGGTATGCACAGAGCTTGGCTGTGCGGTCATATACTGCCACCACCACTCAAAGGGAGCACAGGGCGGCAAGCGTTCAATGGACAGAGCCAGCGGCTCAGGAGTATTCGCCCGTGACCCTGACGCACTTCTTGACCTTTCAGAACTTGACATCTCAGACAGCCTTTACAAGCAGCAGGAGGACGAAACTGTTTGCCGTATCTGTGAGAACTGGATGAGGAGATTTTACAGAAATACTGATGATCTTTGTTCACAGGATGATCTTGTTACGCCGTCAAAAATGCTTGAGATAACGCACCAGTACCTGCACCCGAACTCATACAAGCTTATGATGACCGACATAGACAAGGCTAAGCTTGCGGTAAGAAACCGCACGGCATGGCGTATAGAGGGTACTCTGAGAGAGTTCCCGAAGTTTGCTCCCCTCAATATGTGGTTTGATTATCCTGTTCACAGAGAGGATACTGTGGGCGTGCTTAAAGACTGCGAGGTAGAGGACATCACACCGAATTGGAAGAAGAATTTCAGCAAGAAGAAGACCAATGAAGAACGCAGCAAGGAGCGCAAGGAGAGCATTGAAACAGCTTTCAGCGGTGTGCAGGAGAACGGCAAGTGCCGCATTTCTGAGCTGGCGGAGTACATAGGAAAAGGTGAAAAGACAGTGCGTTCATACCTCAAAGAGCATGGTGGTTTCTGGATAGATGGCGGCGAATGCGGCTTAAAGAAGTGAGGGAAAGAAAGGAAAAAGTCGAGAAAATTTACTTTGAAACGGAAAGGAAAAAATCGAGTAAGTGTAAGGAAAATATCGGTGTTTTCCCTTGGGAAGAAAATATCGGCAAAATACCGACTTTTTCCCGAGGGAAGAAAAAGTATATTATTACATAATATATATTTTCGGGCATAAGCCGCCCGAAAATCTATTCTGAAATAATAAGGCGGCTAGCACACCGACCGCACGAGAGGAGCAGATAACAATGACTGAATTTTTTATGGCAATGATACCGCCGACAGCTACGGCGCAGGAGCACAAGGTGGCAGTAAGAAACGGCAAGCCGATATTTTATGACCCACCTGAAGTGAAAGCGGCAAAAGAAAAGCTAATAGCAAATCTTTCTAAGTATAGCCTTAACACTCCATACCGTGAGGGCGTACGGCTGATAACAAAGTGGCTGTTTCCTAACGACGGCAAACACAAGAACGGAGAGTACAAGACCAGCAAGCCTGATACAGACAACCTGCAGAAGATGTTCAAGGACTGTATGACAAAGCTTGACTTCTGGACAGACGACCAGCTTGTGGCGAGCGAGATATGCGAGAAGTTTTGGGCGGACATACCTGGCATTTATGTGAGGATAGAGGAGCTATGACGATACACGAAGTAAAGAAGAGTCTCGGACGCAGGGTAAGCTACAACGGTTCTGACTGCTACGAACTGACAGGGTGCATTATCCGCAAGAGCAGTAAGACAGGTCAGTTCTTCTATCAGGCAGAGATCGCTGACAAGACTTGTGGCAACACGTTGGTGTATTGTAGGCTGGAAGAGTTGAGGTGTGAGGAGGCAAAAGAATGAAAACACATGATCTGAAACTTAGCATAGAATTTTGTGACGCTGTTCTGAGCGGTGAGAAAATTTTTGAGGTCAGAAAGAATGACAGGGGTTTTCAGACGGGAGATCTGATAAGATTTATACCGACTGACGGAACGTCTTATCGTAGTTCAGACGGCACAGTAAGAGAACACGCAAAACATGAGATATCGGGACATACATACAAGATAACATATATCCTCAACGGCTGGGGAATAAAGAACGGGTATGTTGTGCTGGGAATTAAGGAGTATAGACAAACTGAGGAGGTCAAGCATGGAGATTGGCTTAAACCTGGCAATGACCCAATTGACAATAAACAATGGATTTGTTCCGAATGCAAAGGATTAACTGAAACGGCATATTATTGTGGGCATTGCTATTATAATTACTGCCCTAATTGTGGCACAAGAATGGACGGTGTTGCTAATGGCTGACCCAATGACCATGTCACGCCTGAAAGCCTACCGCAGGAACGCCTCAGCCATTGAGGACATCAAGGCGGAGCTTTCAGGCAAGTACGTTGCCGACACTATCAGCGTATGCACACCGCCGTCCTACACGCCACACAGCACACGCATAGACGGCTTTCTGCCAAGTGGTGATACACTTTCATTGCTGTGCGAACAGGCACGGCTAGAGCGTGAGCAGAGGACTGTGGAGGAGTTTATCAAGGGAATAGAGGACTATCAGACACGGCGAATGTTTGTACTGAAATTCATCAAGGGTAAGACGTACTTACAGATAGCTATGCAGGTTAGTGGTGGGAGAATCACAGAGGACGCAGTTGAAAAGAAGATAAAAAGATATATTTCAAAAAAATCTTGATTTGTCGGTTTTGTCGGTTTTTGCTGTGTTATAATTTATACTGAGGAAAGTGTAGATGTACCTCAGACTTGTACTTTCATTGAAGTCACCTCCAATTTTCTAAGCCCCGTAAGGGGCTTATGCAGAACGTGAGTGCATGAGCTTGCGGTCTGCGCCATGCGGTCAGTTGGTTTTCCGACAAAGCCAACAACATAATGTTTGAACCGCCGCCAAGCTTTCGGGCTTCGGGCGGTGTATGCAGGTCGAGAGCGAGCCAGCTCAACATCTGCTCCACCATTTACAAAAACTCCTTATAATATTTTCACAAGAGGCACTCCTATGGGGTGCCTTTTGCGTTGTGTCGTAAAAGGTTCATAAATGTCGAATTTTTGATATACTGCATAAAAAATACAAATGCTATTTATGCAGGAGGGAGAACTTTTGTGCAAAAGCTTGACTTTATTTGCTTTATGGTGTTATCATGTTGTTCAAGGGAGGTAATCGTGGTGTGTGATGAGAAAGATAATGCTGAAAAAGATAATACGCTTGGCAATCTGAAATTAGAAAATGCAAAATTGATGTTAGATTCGGCAAAACTTGATTATGATCGACAATGGAGTCGTAAGGCAAAACTTGATAGTAAAGCTAATGTTACACTCACAATTTCAGGTGTGTATGCATCTTTTTTTACTTTTCTGTATGATTTATCTAATATTTTTAATAAGAATAAATTCACGAAAAGCGAGGTTTTTGTAATATCAACTTATTTTCTTTTCATAGTTATTGCTCTTTTATTTTTTATATGTGGGGTAGCCGTATTACTATACATCATAAAAGCAAACAAATATATGGTTCCTAATACATCTGAAATTTATGAAGAAAATATGATGACTGTTCCAACATCAATTTTGTATAAAGCGTATGTAAATCAAATAATTAAATCTGTTCATTATAATAATTCTTTGCTGGATAAATTATTTATGTTGTATAATAGATCTTTGACTTGTATAGTTATCTCAATAATTATGGCAGTATTGGGTTTCTGTATTAGAATAAATTGTTTGTGAGGTGAGAATGATGGGAATAAAGGAAGATGTCGAAAAAATGCTCAGAGGTGAATCAGCTGAACCTGATTTTATTAGTAAATCTAGTGAAATAGGGCAGAAATCTGCGTATATTACAGAGGGATTACGAGCAGATGAATTAAGAAAAAGAAAAATGGAGACCTTTGAACTCAATGAATTTGTATTTGAATATAAAAATATAGATAAATGCAAATCAAATAAAGACTAAGTATATTTTTTACGCAATAAGGATATGTTAGCTTTAAATTATGAAGGACATCTTTTCATAAGGTGTCTTTTTTTGTACTGTCAAAAGAGAGGTGAGGTGAATGCCGAATGAACAGAATTTAATAGTTCCAAGCTCGAGTGAAGCTCGAAAAAACGGTGCAAAAGGCGGTAAAAAATCAGGCGAAGTCCGCAGACGTAAAAAGACTATGAAGCAGGTAATGGACTTTCTGCTTGAACAGCCTGCCAATACCAGAGCGGACTATGAGTTCCTCGTTGAGCAGGGCATTGACCTTAACAGCCTTGACCCTGACTTCATAAATAATATGCTTCTTGTGAATGCGGCTCTTATGGCAAGGGCTAAGCAAGGAGACGTTGCGGCGGTGAAAGAGCTGCGTGACATTATCCGTGATGACGATATGCTCAAACATAAGATAAAATACGATAACGCAAGGCTCAGGCTTGAAAAACAAAAGCTTGAGCCTGTTTCTATGCCTGATAAGGTGTACAGCGGTATCCCTGCGAGCCTTGTCGCTCCTACGTTCTCGCCTGTCCTGTTCGATATTGCAGAGCAGGAACATTCCGAGTATGTTTTCCCCGGCGGACGTGGCTCGACTAAATCTTCATTCTGCGGTCTGAACGTTATCGACCTGCTGATGAAGAACGAGAATATGCACGTCTGTGTTCTGCGTGCTGTGGCGAATACTCTTAAAGACAGCGTTTATTCTCAGATACTCTGGGCAATATCTGCACTTGGTCTTGATGATGAGTTTGCCTGCACAAAGTCGCCCCTTGAAATCACACGCATTTCAACAGGGCAGAAAATATACTTTCGTGGTGCTGATGACCCGCACAAGATAAAGTCTATCAAGCCTCCTTTTGGCTATATCGGCATCGTGTGGTTTGAGGAGCTTGACCAGTTCGGCGGTGAAGAAGCTGTGCGAACGATAGAACAGTCTGTTATAAGAGGCGGCGAGAGAGCATATAAGTTCAAGTCTTTCAACCCTCCGAAGTCGGCTCAGAACTGGGCGAATAAGTACATCAAAGTGCCGAGAACGGACAGACTCGTTACCGAAAGCACTTATCTAACTGTGCCGAAAAAGTGGCTTGGCAAGCCTTTTCTTGATGACGCCGAATTTCTCAAAGAAACCAATCCCACTGCCTATGAGAACGAGTATATGGGCGTTGCAAATGGTACTGGTGGCAATGTCTTCGATAACGTCCTCATAAGAGAGATTACCGACAGCGAGATAGCACAGTTCGATAACATCTATAACGGCGTTGACTGGGGCTGGTATCCCGACCTTTACGCTTTTGTCAGAGTACATTATGCCCCTGCTCAGCACACGCTGTTCATATGGCAGGAGTACACCTGCAACAAGACAAAGAACATTGATACCGCAAAGCATTTGCTGGAGCTTGGTATCACGGCAAACGATCTTATCACCTGCGACAGTGCAGAGAACAAGTCTGTTGAGGATTACAGAGCATACGGCTTGCTTGCAAGAGGTGCAGAGAAAGGCCCTAACAGCAGGGAGTATTCATATAAGTGGCTGCAATCTCTGCGAAGTATCGTAATAGATAATAAGCGTTGTCCTGTGGCTTGCGAGGAGTTCATCAACTGCGAATATGACAGGGATAAAGAGGGCAACGTTATAAGCGGCTATCCCGACGGCAATGACCACGTTATCGACGCCGTTCGGTATGCAATGGAAAGAGTATGGAAAAGGCGGGGTCAGTAAGCTATGGGCATTATTTCAAAAATAAGGGAGTGGATAAGCAGAATGCTTTCAAAGTCAGATATAAAGGGCGTTTACGGTATTGATATCGCCGTGACGGACAGTATGATAAGAGCTATCGACAAGTGGGACAGAATGTATGCAGGTAATGCAGCACCCAAGGGAGTTCACTCTCTGCGGCTTGAACACGCTGTTGTGAGGGAGTTTGCAAACACGGCTATCAATGAAATGTCCTTGAAAGTTTCCAATGATAAGCTTGATGCCATAATGAAAAACGCCCTTGAAAACCTCAACAAAAATCTGCAAAGAGGTCTTGCAACAGGAGCAATGATAATAAAGCCGCTGGGTGCTGATAAGGTGCAGTATGTTCCGCAGTCGCAGTTCATTCCTGTGGAGTATGACGTGAACGGCAGGCTTATAAAGGTCATTTTCCCTGAGATAAAACGCATGGGCGATAATGATTACCGCATAAGGCTTGAATATCACGCTCTGGACTATGAAAAAGGGCTGACTATCACAAACAGGGCTTTCCGTTCCAATGACGGCGTGTCTCTTGGTGCTGAGATACCTCTCACGGCTGTTTCAGAGTGGGCGGAGCTTATCCCTCAGGTGGCCTATCCCCTTATGCTGCGACCCTCTTTCGGCTATTATGTCAATCCTATCGACAATACAGTTGACGGTTCACATTCAGGCGTATCAGTGTTCGCAGGGGCGGAGGAAGTCATAAGAAAAGCTGATATCCAATTCGGCAGGCTCGATTGGGAGTTTGAATCCGGGGAGCGTGCCATAGACGTTGACGAGGCTGTGCTAAGACCTGTGACAGACCCGTTCACAGGTAAGAAACGTGCAGAAATGCCTAAGCTCAATGAACGGCTTTTCAGAGGGGTAAACGTGTCGGCTGGCACGAGCGGTGACTTTTATCACGAGTTCTCACCACAGTTAAGACAGGCGGACTTTATCGCAGGTCTTGAAGAATACAAGCGTGAGATAGAGTTTGCTGTGGGGCTGTCCTATGGGGATATCTCAAACCCTCAGACAGTTGATAAGACGGCAACGGAGATAAAGTCCTCAAAGCAGAGAAAATTTGATACTGTCACGGCGATACAGAATAACCTCCGTGTCTGCCTTGAAGACCTCTGCTATTCGCTGGCGTTTTATAATGGGCTTACTCAAAGCGGTTATGAGCTGTCTGTGAACTTTGAGGACAGTATCCTTGCTGATGATGAAACAAAGCGTGCAAGCGATCGTCAGGACGTTTCTATGGGCATTATGCCACTGTGGGAATACCGAATGAAATGGTATGGTGAGGACGAGGAAACGGCTAAGAAAATGACCTCCGACAGCACCGCAGAGGTGATAGAATAATGCTCAAAGCAAGCGAGATAGAGCGAGTTTCAATGGCGCTTGACAAGCCACTGCGTGACCTTGAAATGCAGATAATGGAGGACATCGTCCGCAGGATAAAGATAAACGGCGAGATAACACGTTCGGCGGATTGGCAGATATACAGGCTTCACGAGCTTGGAATGAGCAAGCGTGAGATAAAGAAAGCCATTGCCGATAACCTTGACCTCTCCAAAGCTGAGATAAAAGAGCTGTACAATGATATCCTGCAAAAAGGCTATGAATGGGACGATAGCATATACAAGACCAAAGGCAAAGCACGGATACCCCTTGAAGAAAATGAGGGGCTGCAAAGGCTGCTGTCGGCTGTATCGGAGCAGACTTCGGGGGAGCTTAAAAACATATCTCAGTCACTTGGATTTGCAGTAAAACAGCCTGACGGCAAGTTGAAATTCACGCAGGCGGCTGACTTTTATCAGCAGAGCCTTGACAACGCCATAATGGGCATAGCAAGCGGAGCGTTCGATTATAACACGGTCATAAAGAAAGTCATTTCGAATATGACGAACTCAGGCCTGCGCACTGTGGACTATGCCACAGGCTGGAGCAACAGGGCAGACGTAGCCGCAAGGCGTTCGGTGATGACAGGGCTTTCACAGCTATCCGCAAAAATGAATGAGGACAACGCCAAAGAGCTTGGCACAGACTATTTTGAAGTCACTTGGCACAGCGGAGCAAGACCCTCTCATCAAGAATGGCAGGGCAAGGTCTACAGCAAAAAAGAGCTTGAAACTATCTGCGGTCTTGGTACTGTGACAGGTCTGTGCGGAGCGAATTGCTATCACGATTATTACCCCTTTATTCCCGGCATATCTGAGCGTTCCTATACAGATGAGGAGCTTACACAGATGAATGCAGAGGAGAACAAGCCTGTTAAGTACGGTGATAAAGAGTACACAAAGTATGAGGCTTTACAGCGGCAAAGAAAGCTTGAAACTGCAATGAGAGCTCAGCGACAGAAGATACATCTTCTTGAAGAGGCAGGTGCTGATGAGGAAGATATCATCAACGCACGCTGCCGATATCGTGGCACTTCCCAGGAGTACACGAGGTTTTCAAAAGCAATGGGTCTGCCTCAGCAGAGAGAGCGTGTGAACGCCGACGGACTGGGGAATATCGGGGCTGGAAAAACCAAGATAGACTTGACGCAAAAAGATTATAGTGATATAATTTATATGAAAGGTAAGATGTCTGATATAGACGTGCGAAAGTGGTACAGACACCATAACAAAAATATCCCTCAGCTTATCGACAAAAGCAAGTCTATTGAAGAACAGGCAAGGCAAGCTTGTGAACTGCGTAACAAGTATCGCTTTCAGGCAAGAGAGTTAATGGAAGATCAAAAAGCTCGTAAAACCCTTGACCAGACCGAACCTATCATTTCTTTTGAAGACTTGGTATCAAATAAAATGGTACGAAAAAACATGAGCAGAGAAGAAGCTATAGCAGACACTTTGAAAACCGCTGTAAAAACACGAAGATCAGTAGATAAAAGGTATGGATTGGATGATCAGCAATGAAAAAATATGAATACAATATTTGCACGGCTGCGGACAAAGAAATTTTTGAAAAGCAATGTGCGGCATTGGAAAAGCATATTCCAGGCATTGAACGGTCCGATATGCTGACAGATGTTGACGGCTCACAAACGCAGATATACACATTAAACGGAAAGAAGATAATCGTACACAACAGTTATTATATTGACGCTGTGTACATTGATTCAGAAGTTGAACTTACAGAGTATTTCAAATGATAATTTTACCGCTTGACTAATGTCGGGCGGTATTTTTATACCCAAATATCGGAACTAAGCACCTTAACGGGTGCTTTTTTCATACCATTTCGTCCTTGATATGACGTTAAACTGTCAGACTTTCACACCGCAGACAGAGCGGTATATAAGCTATGTAGAAAGGGCAAACATATGAAAAACATTTTTGAGATCCTTGCCGCTATGGGTATCGCTATCCCTGAGGACAAGAAACAGGACATCACAAAACAGGTGGCAGAGAATTATAAAACTGTGGCTGAGTTTGAAAAGGTGAAAAGCCGCCTTGAGGTGGAGCGTGATAATTATAAGGACAGCCTTGATACCGCACAGAACTCTCTCAAAGAATTTGAGGGGGTGGACGTCAAGGAGCTTAACGGCAAAGTCGCACAGCTCACCGCTGACCTTGCTAAGAAAGATACCGAGTATCAGGCGAAGATATCTGATATGGAGTTTGACGCTACCCTTGATAACGCTATCTCGGCAAGTAAGGCAAGAAACGTCAAGGCTCTTAAAGCTTTGCTTGATGTGGAAACTCTCAAAGCTTCCAAAAATCAGGCAGAGGATATCAAGACGGCTATCGAGAACGTGAAGAAAGATAACGATTATCTTTTTGAAAGTTCCGAGCCTATCAAGAACCCGGTTGCTCCCACAGGGACGCCTGCCGCAGGTGAAGTGAGCAAGGAAACCTTTGCAAAAATGGGGTATATGCAGAGGTTGGAACTTAAACGAACAGACCCCGAAAAATACGAACAGTTGAAAGGATAGGATATTATGAAAATGACAAATGGCATTAGAATTTCTATGCAGTATTTCGCAGAGCAGACAAAGATCACCGACCTTATCGATCCTGAGGTAATGAGTGATATGATCGACGCAAAGATAGAGTCTAAGATAACTGTATCTCCCTTTGCGAAGATAGACAGAACGCTTGTTGGCGTGCCTGGCGATACTATCACAGTGCCGCAGTACAAGTATATCGGCGACGCAGTTGATGTTGCAGAGGGCGTTGAAGCCGAAACCGTCAAGCTTGAAACAGATTCCACTCAGGCTAAGGTAAAGAAAGCCATGAAAGCGGTGGAGATAACTGATGAAGCACTTCTCAACGGCTATGGCAATCCTGCGGGTCAGGCGACTTCACAGCTTGCAATGTCTATCGCTTCTAAGGTGGACGCAGACAGCATGGACGCACTTATGAAAGCTCAGCTCATCTATGACGGCTCGGCTTCTGTTATCTCTTACAGCGGCATTGTTGACGCTGTTGACAAGTTCAATGAGGAGCTGAACACCGAAAAGGCTATGTTTATTAATCCTCATCAGAACTCACAGCTTAGAAAGGACCCGAACTTTATTTCTGCCGATAAGTATGACGGCAATGTGGTAATGACAGGCGAGATAGGCAAAATAGCGAACTGCCGTATCGTTCCGTCAAAGAAAGTTTCACTTAACGAGGCTATCCCAGAACAGTATGTGAGAGTTGACAGCGATGCAGAGGGTGCAAAGGAAGTTGTTGCAGACAGCACAGCTTCACCAACTGCTTCACAGATAAAGCTCGGCTCAGTAACGCCTTGTGCAGATGGCTACACTCCAAAGGTGGGTGACTATGTTGTAAAGAACGCCGCTGTCAAGGCTGGCACTTTCTACATATGCCCTATCATCAAGCTCAACGCTGATACTGAAACAGAGGACGAAACATCAGCTCTGACTATCTACCTCAAGCGTGACACCAACGTTGAACCAGAGAGAAGAAGCACAAAGCGCTGCACAGTTATATCTGCTGACAAGCATTACACTGTGGCTATCTCAGATCAGTCAAAGGTAGTGCTTGCAAGATTCAAGAAGTAAAGAGGTGCGGCAGTATGAAAGCATATGCAAACGAGAGCTATTATATAGGCGTTTATCTTTGCGGCAGAGAGCCTGACATATCTGCCGCTTTTGACTTCTATGCAATGCAAGCCACAAGCCTTATGAAGCGATATACCCTTGACAACGTTGACGAGAACGATATCCCCGAAGAAGTGAAAATGTGCTGCTGCGAGCTTGCGGAGAATATCTTCAAGGCAGAGCAGGAGGGCGGCACTCAGGGGGTATCTTCCGAAAGCGTTGGGGGCTGGTCAAAGTCATATGAAAGCTCTGACGTCCGCAGGCAGAACGCTGACAGAACCGTTCACGATATCGTGTACAAATGGCTCAGCGGAACAGGGCTGCTTTACAGAGGGGTGAGATAAATGCTTGCGAACAGCGATTGCACGGTGTATCTTTTCGACAAGCAGACAGAGGGATTTGTGCGGAAGTATGCAGAGAAAGTTTACTGGTGTGAGAATAAGTCGGGAAGCATCGTGAAAAGCGGTATACAGACCTCAGACAGCACAAGGGTGTATTTCTATGACGATAATGCGCCGAAAACCCCTGCAAAGGATATGCTTGTGAAAGGAAAATGCGAGTTTGAGTTCGATAATCAAACGCCGCAGAGCATATCTGAGAGCATGAAAATCTTCCGTGCGGAGTATGACTTTGTTACGGTAATGAGCATTGATGATTATATGTTCGGCGGTCTGCCACATATGGAGGTGAGCGTGAAATGAAGATAGGTCAGCCTATGGACAGCAGGGCTATCACTTGGGATAAGTCCTTTGCAGGCAAGTATTCAGAACGCTTTGATAAGGCTCAAAAGTTCATTGACGCCGAGTGCATAAGGCATATGGTGAAGTATACACCTACCCTCAGCACTAATCTGAGAGAGTCTGCCACGAGAGGCACAAAAATAGGCAGCGGCAAGATACAGTATACTGTGCCATATGCACGCTATCAGTATTACGGCAAGCTTATGGTATCCTCTGTTACAGGCTCGTCTTACGCCCGACATGGAGAAAAGAAAGTGCTGACGGACAAAGACCTTGTTTACAGCACTTTTAAAGAGCCACTTGCCGGCAAGCTTTGGTTTGAGCGAATGAAAGCCGACAAGAAACAGCAGATACTCAGAGGAGCGGCGGCGATAATGGGAGGCAAAGCGAAATGAACATAATCGAGCTTGTGAAAGATATTTTGCAGCAGTTTCCGAAAATATCGGAGGTCTGCAACGATATCCATATCGACTTTACCGATGATACGCCAACCAATTACGGCTTGTCCTCAACAGGCGACAGCCTTATAAGCTCTGACATTCTGGGCGGTCAGACAAGACAGCACAACTTCATTCTCTATGCGGTGTATCAATCTATGAATGACTTTGACAGAATGTCAAACAGCGGCGTACTGCTTGAATTGCAGATGTGGCTAGAAAGCTATGCAGACAAGCACCGAGATACCACGTTCACTACCATAACAGAGGACGAGGAAAGGACAGGCGTTCTTGAAAAGCTCACCTGTGCAAATGGAATGATATACGCAATACCAAATGAAAACACAAACGATACTGTGCAGTATCAGTTACAGATAGCGGCACAGTATCAGATATAAAAGGAGGAAAACATATGCCTGATTATTCATACAAGAGCGGAAAGCTCAACAGAAGTCATCTTCTGCATTATCTTGACACTACATTCGCAGCGGTCGCCTCATCACCAAGCTGGTATCTTCTCGGTAAGGACGTTGAGGACGCAAGCGTGGCACTCAACCCTGACACTTCCACAAAGAAGAATATCCTTGATGAAACCACAGTTGAGGACAACGGCTATGAGCCTGAGTTCGACCTTGACACATTCTATGCAAAGCCCGGTGACGCACTTTACGAAAAGCTCAAGGATATCATGATGAATCGTCTTACCGGTGACGCCTGCAAGACAAGCGTGCTTGAAGTCATCGTTGACAAGACCACAGGTGCGTATGACGCATGGACGGAAGATGTCATAGTCAAGCCGCAGTCTTATGGCGGACCGCAGGGTGGCGTAAATATCCCGTTCAACTGCACCTTTGCAGGAAACAGAGTGAAAGGCTCTGTCACCTTTGCGGCAGGCGTGCCAACGTTTGCAAAGACTACGGAAGAATAAACTATATGACAAACATATGAAAGCACTTCGTTCAGAGCGGAGTGCTTTTTGTTTGCCATAATACAGAAAGGATGATAGAAATGTCAATGCAGTCAATAAATTTTAACAGCGGCAATTACAAAGAGTACGCTATAAACGGTGACGAGAACAGAGTTATAAGGATAAACGTGTCAGACGTTGGTATCATCACAAGGATACAGGACGCTATGAGCAATGCTGACAATATCGCAGAAGAAGTGTCAGAACGTGAGAAGAACGAGGACAGAACTCAGCTTCTCAAAGAGTATGACCAGCGTGCAAGAGAAATGGTCAATGACATATTTGGAAGCGATGTGTGTACGGCGGCGCTTGGAAGCGTGAACGTGTTCTCTGTGGCTTCAAACGGCAAGCCTGTGCTTGTGAACTTCCTTGAAGCGCTTCTTGCGGTAGTGGTGCAGGAGATAAAGTCAGCACAGACGGCTGCTCAGATAAAGCTCGAAGAAAAGGTGGAGAAGTACACCGCACCTGTTATCGCTCATCAACATATTGCTCAGCCTGCGGTCAACGTGGCGGAGCTTTCTGACGAGGACAAAAAGGCTCTGCTCAGGGAGCTGCTGAAATGATAGGCAGCTTGCCAACAGCCCTTGAAATAGACGGCAGAGAGTATGCCATACGCTCAGATTTTCGGGTCATACTGCGGATCTATTCAGCCTTTGCAGACCCCGAACTTGACGAGCGTGAAAAGTGCTATGTGTGTCTTAAATGCCTTTACGCTGAGGATATCCCACGAGAGCATTTGCAGGAGGCTGTCAACAAGGCTTATTGGTTTGTGGGTGGTGGAGATGTTCCACAGGAGAGCGTTCAGCCTGCAAAAACTATCGACTGGGAGCAGGACGAGAGTTTTATTTTTCCTGCGGTGAACAAGGCGGCAGGCTTTGAAACGAGGACGGTAAAATATCTTCATTGGTGGACTTTTCTCGGCTATTTCAATGAGATAGGCGAGGGGCTTTTTTCGTCTGTTATAGGCATACGGCAAAAGCTTAACAAGGGCAAAAAGCTTGAAAAATACGAGCAGGAGTTTTACAGAAACCACCGCAATATGATAGACCTTAAACGAAAGCTCTCAGCAGAAGAGCAGAGGGCTGAAAACGAGGACAAAGAGTTTCTGAAACAGCTGACGGGAGGTGAATGACAATGGCTGACGGGTGTTTGAATTTTGACACCAACATAAACAGCGAGGGCTTTGAAAAGGGCTTGAAAAGCCTTTCAGATATGGTGGGGGATATCAAGCCAAAGCTTAAAAGCCTTGCAATGGCTGTGACGGCAGCATTCTCCGTCAAGAAGCTTGTGGACTTCGGCAGGCAATCCATAGAAACAGCCTCAGACCTTGCGGAAGTTCAGAACGTTGTCGATACGGCTTTCGGAGAGTCCAAGCAGAAAATGGAGGACTTCGCTGACACGGCTGTAAAGACCTACGGCATTTCAAAGCTTACCGCAAAGCAGACAGGCTCAAACTTCATGGCAATGGCGGCAGGAATGGGGCTTGCCAATGACAGTGCAAGCGATATGGCTATGGCTCTTACAGGGCTGTCGGCGGATATGGCGTCATTTTATAATGTCGGTCAGGACGTGGCAAGCACGGCTCTGAAATCAATTTTTACAGGCGAAACTGAGACCCTCAAACAGTTCGGTATCGTTATGACGGACGCCAACTTGCAGGCGTATGCGCTTTCAAAGGGCATCACGAAATCAACTGCTGATATGTCGCAGGCTGAAAAAGTTCAACTGAGATACAACTACGTTATGTCACAGACGGCTCTTGCTCAGGGGGACTTTGCAAAGACTTCTGACAGCTGGGCGAACCAGACAAGAATACTTTCTGAACAATGGAAAGAGTTCGGAGCAACTATCGGCACTGTGCTGATGAACGTTCTTTTGCCTGCTGTCAAGGCGATAAACAGTCTGCTATCACAGCTCATAGCTTTGGCACAGGGGGCAGCGAGGTCACTTTCAGAGGCGTTCGGTTTTGAACTAAGCAACAGTGCAGACGAGGCTCAAAGCATAGTGAAAAGCACCTCTCAGGCGGCGGATAATTACAGCGATATAGCCGACAATGCACAACAGACTCAGGAGGCACAGGAAGGATCTCTTGCAAGCTTTGACCAGATGAACAAGCTGAATGATGAGAGCAAGTCAGACAGCACTGGGGTCAGCGGAGCTGGGGATATAATGCAGCCTTCCGGGACTAGCGTTGAGGTGGATACGGGAAAGGCAGATAAAAAGCTGTCTGACTTTTTCAAATCAGTAAGAACTCAGTTTGAAAAGCTTGCAGACTATCTTGATAAGAATTTTAAGCCTATTTTCGCTGATATATGGAGCGGACTTGAAAGAGAGAGCATTGAACTTGCTCAGATACTCGGCGGAGTTTTCAGTGATATAATGTCGCTTTCCGAACCGCTCAAAGCTTATTTTATAAACGATTTTACACCGCTTATGCAGACCGCTTTCAGCACGCTTGGCAAGATAGGCATAGGACTTTTTGACAGCTTCAACAAGGTGTTTTCTGATATCTGGAATGTGGCAGTGTTCCCTATACTGCAAAACTTTCTCACTGTAGGATTACCCCTAATAGCGGATTTTGGCACGCAGACATGGAACACGCTAGGCGTACTGTTTGACAACATAAAAGAGATCTTCGATACCTTGTGGAACGGCGTTGCACAGCCTGTGTTGAACGCCTTGAAAACACTGTGGTGCGATACTTGGCAGAGCATTTCAGATTTTTGGAACGAGTGGGGACAGCCTATATTTGACGGCATAAACGAGGGGATAACCACTACAAAGAACGTATTCCTCAATCTGTGGGAAACGGTCTTGAAACCTGTGTTTGACAAGCTCATGGACGTGGCTGACAGCGTTTGGACGGAGCATTTGAAACCTCTTCTTGATGAGTTTCTCGACTTTGTTGGAACACTTATCACAAGCGTTCTGAGCATTTACAACAAAGCCATAGCTCCTGTTGTGAACTGGCTTGTGAGCATACTCGGACCGATAGTCAGCAGTGTGCTTGGTAAGATAATAAAGACAGTGGGCAATGTCATAAGCAATATAATTGACGCCGTGAAGAACATCATTTCAGCACTTAAAGGCGTTGTGCTGTTCATAGCGGGAGTGTTCACCGGTGATTGGAAAAAAGCTTGGCAGGGTGTAAAGAAAATCTTCAAAGGCGTATGGGACGCACTTGTTGACATAGCAAAAACACCTATTAATTTGATAATCGGGCTTATAAATGGTCTGACAGGTGCAGTTGAGGACGCTTTGAATTGGATAATCGACGGCATAAACGAGCTGAGCTTCACAACACCTGATTGGCTTCCCGGTGATCTTGGCGGTCAGACATTTGGCTTTGACCTAAGCCAAATTGATATCCCCGAAATACCCAAACTTGCTCAAGGTGCAGTAATACCACCGAACTCTGAGTTTCTTGCAGTTCTGGGCGATCAGAAGCGTGGCACGAATATCGAAGCACCGCTGGATACTATCACACAGGCTGTTTTGCAAGCTCTTGTGTCTTACGGCGGAGCAGGCGGAAATCAGAAGATAAGTGTTACCATACCGCTTACGCTCAATGGCAGGACTATCACACAGATAGTTATTGATGATATCAACGACTATATCAAACGCAACGGCAGGTCGCCAATAAGGGCATAGGAGGTGCAGAAAATGAAAAGCAGAGGACTTATATTCGGCAGCGAAAGGGTCGCCACACCTGCGGAAGTGAGCTTTACAAACAACAAGATATGGTCGAACAATGCAGGGCGGACGGCTAACTGCAAAATGGTGGGCGATATAAGAGCCATAAAGAAAACTGTCACGCTGAAATGGTATCATCTCACAGGCGAGGAGACGGCAAAGCTCAATGAGTATATCTCCAACGTTGACAGTCCGTTTTTCAGTATCACGCTCCTTGACGAAACATTTCAGGAAAGCACTTTTGACGTTTATGCAGGCGACCCAACTTATGAAGTTTTCGGCTGGGACGAGAACAAGCAGTTCTGCAAAGGCGTTGCGGTGGACTTGATAATGCAGTAAAGGGGGCGTTTGAATGTACAAAACAGGGGAGCTTGTGGCTCAGCGTATCGAGAGCTATTGCCGTACTTGGCGGCTGTGGATAGAGAATGCAGAGGGCGTTATATCAGGCGACAGCATTATGTCAGCTGATAGCTCCTTGCAGGCAACATCACTTTCAGACGACATCGAGCTGGGCGCAGTATGTTCACAATCGTGGAACATGACCATAAGTGACACTGAAACAGCGTTTCTTGGTAAAGAGTATGACACCTATCTGTATCTCGTAGACTACGAAACTAGCGGCATACTTGCAGGCGAAAAGATACCAATGGGACGTTTCACCTGTGTTAAGTCGAAAAAGTCGGGCGGCAGCGTTCAGCTGACAATGGCGGACAGACTGTACTTTTCGGATAAACCATATGTGCCACATATCCCTATGCCAAACTGGAATAAAGCCGTTGAAGACGACATTTGCAGACAGCTTGGCTTGCAGAACGGCAATGACTATACAGAGGTGCGACTGCTGCGTGACAAGAACGGCAGAAGGTTGATAGATAAGAACGGCAAGGTGCTGTACTCAAAGTATTTTTACTTCAAGGTAAGCTCAGTGCCAAAGGACGTGACCATGCGCCAGATGCTGTCCTATCTGGCTTCTGCACAAGGTCAGTTCGGGTATGTTGACAGGTACGGAAAGTACGTCCGAAAGTGGTATGGCAAGTCTGTGAAAACATTGGATAACAACACGATAGACCTGCCTACGCTGTCAGAAAGGCAGAACGCTATCGTGGGCATAATCTGCAAGGTGAGTGATGATGTAACGCTGTCGCTTGGTGTGACAGATACCACGCAAGGACGTGTGCTAGAGTTTGAAAATCCGTACATGACAGAGTCTTTGCTACAATCTCTGTGGCGCAGGATAGGTGGATTTTCGTGGTATACCACTGAGCTATACCACAGACTTGGTGACCCACGTTTCGACATAGGTGACGTGGTGACCTACATCAACGGCACAGAGAGCTATGATATACCGATAACGAATTTAGGATTTACCTTTGACGGCGGACTGAGTGCTGATATTTCGGCGGTAGGTTTGTCGGTAGAAGAACAGCTTTAAAAAAGGGGGCGAGATAATGGCTGATGAAAATTTGACACTGGCGCAAGATATCAACGATTATCCTATGCAACACGCAGGTGAGGAAATCGATGAGATACTGAGCCGAGCCGGCAAGATACACTATGGCACTGTGGAATACAAGATGACGAAAGCGAATCCATTGATGCAGATACCGCTTGGACTGACCTTTGCACCTAAACAGGTAATAGCAACGCTACGGCAGACAGACACACCAACACCATATCAGAACTACTGCACCCACGTTTATGGGTCAGGAACGTCATACTATATGAGTGTCTGCATGGGAGCTAATAACGGGCCAACATTGGAAACCGTTCCAACAGGAACATACTATGTTGATTATATTGCAATAGAGTAAAGAGGGGTGATTAAATGACGATAACGCTAAACACAGACTACGACGTAACACTGAACACCGCCCTACTGGGCTATGTCGGTGAAACAAACGCCCGTCCTGTATCGGTCGAGGGGCTGATAGTAGACGGTGCAGACCGCTATGTGCTGACGATAGACTATGGCGATGGTGTGACGTATGAGGTCGATATTACAGGCGGACAGTGGACACCTACGGCTGATATACTGCGTTCAGCGCAGACAGTATCGTGCCAGATAGCGGCGAAGAAGCTGTCAGGTGATGAATATGTGCTGGTGAAGAAGTCACGCATATTCCGCCTGAGAATCGGTGCGGCTATAGATGATACGGCTATCCCGTCACCTGACGTGGCTATGGATGCGTTAGACCGCATAGACGCCATAGGCAGGCAGGCGCACGCAGATATGCAGACAGCCGTCACCGCCGCAGAAACGGCTACTACAGCGGCTGAAAACGCTGAGAAATCAGCTACCACCGCAGGAGTATCAGCCGACACGGCAACGCAGGCGGCTGAACGTGCTGAGACCGCAAAGGCATCTGCTGAAACGTCCGCAACACAGGCAGAAACGGCTAGACAAGGCGCAGAAACCGCCCGTGCTGAGGCGGTCACATCACAGAATAACGCTAAAATATCCGCAGCGCAGGCGTCAGTGTCGGCACAGCAGACTGAGGCTGACAAGACCATAACGGCAGGCTACGCAAAGACAGCTAAGACCTGCGCTGACAGCACTACGGCAGACAGGCAGGCGGTGCAGACGTTGGCAGAACAGGTGACGGCTGACAAGGCGACAGTGGCAGACCATGCCGCTAAGGTTGCAGAGGACAGGACAGCTGCTGAAACTGCTGCACAGAAAGCACAATCCATAGCTGACAGTTTGCCTGATGACTACACAACAGCTGTCGGAAAGATAGCTGAAAATACGGCTGAAATTTCTGCGGTAAAGCTGACGGACAAGGAGTTACAACGTAGGGTAAATGCGTTATATGATATAGGTCAGGGTATCACGCATAGATTTGAGACTGATAGTAGCACAGCATATGCTAAGACTATTCCTACAGGCGGTAAGCTGATGTCGGTGAAGAATATTGGTGGTAGGTCTATCATGTGGAATCAGCTGGTTAAACCAGTACCCACTGTAGTCACACAAGCGGGTGTAAAATTTACGTTTTCTGACGATGGCATTATTACACTGAACGGAACGGCTACCACAACAGGT